AAGAAGTACTTAAGAACATTAAGCAAACAGCTTCTAAGGACTTATCTCTATTATTAGAAACTGATGTTAAAGTAGAGCTATTTCCACAAATTATAGATATTACTACTGAAGAAGCGCGTAATGTTTGGCTCGGAGATTATAATCCGCAGTCATGGTTAGCTCTCGAAAAGATTAAAAGTGCTGAAAAGGTTAAATTTACAGTGTTTAACGAGAATGCTGATCTTTTAGTTGCAAACGACGCTGAAGTGTCTAAACCTCATTTCTATATGAGTACTTTATTACGTTCTAACTGTAAGATTACTAAGCAGCCAGATTCTGGTGATATCTTTATTTATTATAAAGGTGATAAAGAAGTAACAGAACAATCCTTATTAGAGTGGATCGTATCATTCCGTAATGAATGTCATTTCCATGAAGAAATATGTGAAGCTGCTTATAAACGTTTATGGGACTTGTTACAACCAGAAGAGCTTATGGTGACTTGTTTCTATGCTCGTCGTGGTGGTTGGGATATTGTTCCTACTCGCGCATCAAATAAAAAATTACTTGATCAAAATCTTATCAACATAAAGTTCCCGTACTTTAAATTTCCTCGTCAATAAACTTGATTATAATAAAAACTATATTAATATAACTATATGAACCCAGATCAAATCATTGTATTCCTTGATAACATACAACGCACTATTGTTGCTACATACGTAAGCGATGATAAAAATAGTATCGTTGTTAGTAAACCTGCAATCTTGAATGTTACACCTTCTCAAGATAAAAAACTACAAGTACAACTCTATCCTTTAATGTTTAGAGAATTTTTTGCAGATCGTGACGTATTCCCAACCTGGACATACAGTAAATCCCAGATCGTTTTAGCAGGTAATTTAAACCTTGAAGCAAATCTTACAGCACAGTATGTAGAGATGTTTAAGATTACTAAAAACGAACCTGCTCCAACTATTAAGCTATTTGACGCAGACGATAATAGCTAATACAAAATATGGCACGTAAACAAACAACTGCGGAGTCTAAGACTACTGAAACTAAGGCTTCGTCATTAAAAGACATTTTTGAGGCGGTCGATGCATTGAATACAGATGCATCGATGCTCTCTGAAGATAATTCTTTATCTATTGTAGGTGACTGGATCGATACCGGCTCTTATGCACTTAATGCTATCTTTTCTGGATCTCTTTACAAGGGTATTCCTGTTGGTAGGGTTACTGGTTTTTCCGGTCCTTCCGGAGCGGGTAAGACGCTTATTGTTAATAAGATCATTGCGAACGCTCAAAAGAAAGGCTACTTTGCTGCAGTATGGGATACAGAAGCAGCAGTAGATAGGCAATCTGCTGAAGGCGTTGGTGTTGATCCTAAGCGCTTAAAGTACTATCCAGTAGAAACAGTAGAAGATTGTCGTAACCAAATCGCTACATTCTTAGACAAGATTATTGCAGCTAATGACCCTAACTTAAAGGTTATTATTGCTATTGATAGTCTCGGTAACTTAGCAAGTGCTAAAGAGCTTCGCGACGTTACAGAAGGTAAGGATGCAGCAGATATGGGTACTAAGGCTAAAGCAATGAAGTCTATGATGCGTGCTTTAACCTTTAAGGCAGCTAAAGCTCGTGTGCCTATTCTGTTTACTAATCACATTTATGACAACCCTACTTCACTCTATCCTGAATTGGTTAAAAAGCAGTCCGGTGGCTCTGGCCCTATTTATCTTGCTTCTTTGTTGGTTCAGCTTGCGACTCGAAACGAAAAGATTGACAAAAACGAAGGAGAAGAAGCAATAGCAGTAGCTCACAACGTAAGCGGTGTTACTCTGTCAGCAATGACAGTAAAAAACCGTTTTGCACCTCCTTTCTTAAAAGCTGAGCTTTATAACAACTTCCGTACCGGGTTAAGTCGTTATGCAGGTTTAGCTGACATGGCTATTGCGTTTGGAGTAATTCAGCAAACTGGTTCTACGTTTCAGTTCAATGGAGAAAAGATCGGTTATAGAAAGACTTGGGAAAATGACACTGAGTTTTGGGATACTAAAGTTATACCTCTATTAGAAGAGACCTTAAAAGAAAAGGTTCGATATGGTGGGGCTCTCGATCAGATACCTGATTCAGAGCCGGTAGAAAAAACTGAATCATCAGAATAAACAAAAAAGCTAAGGGAAACCTTAGCTTTTTTTATTTTATATATTATAATAATAAAGTGAAGAATAAACTTCAAGTAAACGCAGAATATTTTGAAAACATTGTTGCACATCAATGTTTATTTAACTCTTACTATGTATCTTTAGTATTAGACCATTTATCACCGGAGAACTTTAAAAACGCTGGTAATAAACTTGTAGTGAGTATTGTCAAAGACTTTTACAATAAGCGTAAAGCACTACCTACTATTACCGAGATTAAAACCTATCTCAGTAAAGAAGAAGATCTAAAACTATTTAAAGATACAGTTACTACCTACAAGCAATATGATACCACTCTTAATATGGATGAGCTTATTGCTAATACTGAGACGTTTTTTAAAGAAAAGAACGTTTATAATACGGTACTGAAGATAGTAGATGATGTAACGAATGATAAAGCTGATTATGGTAAGTTCTTAAAGATGTTTGAAAAGGCGTGTAATGTAACGCTTATTAACGACATTGGTTTAGATTTTTACGGTCAATATCAAAAAATTATTGATGAGCTTGGTACACCTAATGAAACTATACCTACAGGTTGGAACTTCATCGACGATAAAATTGGTGGTGGTTTAGCTAAAAGAGGTAGAGCTCTTTATCTATTCCTGGGACCAACTAATATTGGTAAATCTATCTTTTTAGGTAATATAGCTTCTAATATGGCAGAACGTGGTTTAACTACCGTTCTTATTTCATTAGAAATGCCTGAAATGATGTATGCTAAACGCATTAGTTCACATCTATCAAAAATACCTATTAAAGATATCCAGCAACAGATAAAACCATTAGAAACATATTTTCAAGAAGTATCAGTACAACGTAAGCAAAAGCTTATCATTAAGGAGTTCCCACCGAAATCCATTACTATAGGTGGTATTAGAGCCTATCTTGAGTCTTTAGTAAAGACCGGGATAAAACCGGATATACTCGTTATAGACTATCTTGGACTGATAAAGGCGAGTAGCGGTGATAACTCTTATGAACAAGGTAAAAATACTGCAGAAGAATTAAGAGCTCTTTCATATTTCTTTAGTATTCCTATAGTAAGTGCAATTCAAACTAACCGTGAAGGTATGGAGAAACCAAGTCTGGATACCGTAAGCGAATCTTTAGGTGTAGCGTTTACAGCAGACGTTGTTTGGTCTATTCATCAAGATGAAGGTGATCAGGATTTAGGCATTATAAAAGTAGGTGGTATTAAAAATCGTGTAGGACCTAAACACGGAGCAACAGCTATGAGAATAGATTATAATACTCTTTCGCTTTCTGAAGAAAAAGACTATATAGGACTTGCCAATAATAACAGCGATTCTGATGTTATGTCAAGCTTGGAAAGAAAGCTTGAAAATATGGCCAAGTAAGTTAAATAAGTCTTATGAGTGCCAAGAACATATACATTTTTACAGACATCGATTTAGATGGCTCCGTGAGTTTATTGGCACTACATTGGGGTCTTAATGCAAATATTGGCGACCTAAAATACAAAGCTACCACAGTCAGTAATTTAAGAAGAGAAATATTACGGTGGTTAGAAGAAGATAATTTCAGTAACTACGATAAAGTTTACTTTTTAGATCTTGATACAAGTAATTGTGCAGATCTTATTGACAAAGCTAATGTAGAGATTATTGACCATCATCTAACGCACGTAAACGCAAAAGATGTTTATAAGAACGCGACTGTTAATGTGGTTGAAGAAACTTCTTGTGCTAAAAAACTATATAAATATCTTAAGACAAGTTACCCTGGTTTTGAAAAGAAACTTTCTACAGAGCAAAAGCTTTTAATTGCGTTAGCGGATGATTACGACAGCTATCAATTTAAAATAAACGAATCTTATAATTTAAATTGCTTATTAACCAACACACAAAAAACCTTAGACAAAACCCGTACTGATAAATTTGTTGAACGTTTTTATAACGGTTTTAGTGGTTTTAATAAACAAGAGCTTAATATCATTAAAGAATATATTAATGGTAGAGATAACACTATAAAGAACTTACAGGTGTTTTCAGGTAACGTGAATATTAGTAAGCAAAATGTTAAGGTTACAGGTACAACCGGTACAAAGTATGTTAATGATATTTGCGACCATTTAATTAAAGAATATGATTCAGATATTGTATTTTTCGTTAATACTAATAACTCACATGTATCTTTTAGAAAGAAAAAAGAATGTAGTATAGATATGTCAAAGCTTGCTATTAAGCTATGCGAAGGTGGTGGTCACGAGTATGCCGCTGGTGGTAAAATTACAGATACATTTATGGAATTTGTTAAACAATTAACCCCAGTGGAGAATCAATAATGTCTGGAGTAATTGGTGCATTAGAATCCGCAGTTTTAGAAAACCCACTTGACTCTTTAATTGAAGAAGAGGTAGAAGCAGAGCTAATTAAGTTTAGCTCGTTTTGTTCCATTATACACAATAAAAAACTTAACAATGTGGCTGTGTTTTCATTGATTGTTAAGAACAAAATATACAAAAAAGTTTACATGCGGATGTTACAGGTTGACAACGAGAAAGAAGCTATTTTAATATTTTTAAAGTATAATTCTAACCTTTGCCGTAGCAAAGTTGTGAGAGAGGTACTACAATCGTAGTACTAATGAACGTTCCGGAAATTTATAATACATATTTAAGCGTTTCGCGTGGCTCTTTAAACAAGCCTTGGAAAGCACGTAAAGACTTTAATGATTTTGACAAAACCCCGGATGGTGTTATTTGTAAGCGTTTGGAATTATTCTTTAAGAAATTTCCTCAAATAGATCCAAGAGACTATTTTAAAGCACCTTATATTGTTTATAAAGATGAAGAGCATTTTCCGCTAAATTTTTACACTACACAAAAAGCTATAGCTATTTATACTACAGTAGAAAAGCAAAAGAAAGAAGAATTACCGGATACGGAAAGTCAAATTGAAGACATTAAAAAGACTTTAAAACATATTGCCGGTACTTGCCTTCGCCAGAAAACTACACTTACTGATTACTGTAGAGCGAAAGAAGGATATACATATAGAATATTTAACGAATATAATAACAAACTTATTAACATTTATGTACTGATTAAGTTGCCTTTCTTTGAAAACCAGCTAAACTCTCTTAACCCTCAAGATAAGTTACTTTACTTGAAAGATGCTGCAAATAACATCCAGAAATACAAGATGCGATTGAACTCATCCATTAGAGCAAAGAAACTTATTGACGAAGGTCTCAAACTAATAACAAATACAACTAATACTATTGATAAAACTAAAAACTAAACTAAAATCACAACACAATTATGAAACCTACGTTTAATTCAAATATGTTCGAAAGCATTAAAAGCGCTCTCGACTCAGCTAAGACAAAAAATACTGGTAGCAGCTTTAAGAATCTATTCTCTATTGCTAAGCCAGGTAATTATGTAGTACGTTTACTACCTAATATTAAAAACCCAGGTGAAACCTTTTTACATTATTATCATCACGGTTGGAATAGTATTGCTACCGGTCAATACGTAAGTGTAACATCTCCTTCTACATGGGGTGAACGTTGCCCGATTAGTGAACTATACTTTAAGGTATTACGCGGTGGTACTCCTGATGAACAAGAAAAGGCTAAAGCAAATCTACGTCGTAAAGAGAACTGGTATGTTAATGTTTATATAGTAAGTGATCCAGTATCACCAGAAAACAACGGTACTGTTAAAGTATTACGTTTCGGTAAACAATTAAACAAGATTATTGAATCTGCTATTAGTGGTGATGATTCAGCTGAATTCGGCGCTAAGA